ACAATGCGGCAACCCTCTTTGGGATTGTTCAGACGGGTAGACCAAGCCATGTCCCACCACTCAACAGTGGACTCAAGCACGGCATCCGAATTGGCTTCACGGCTATTGTTGGGATCGTCGGCCACCAGATATGTTCCGCCCATACCAGTCGTGGAACCACCGACCGATGTGGTCTGACGCCTACCGCCAGACATCAAATCAAACTGGCTCTTGGTATTCTGGTCAGGCTGTAACTGAACCTTGTCGCCCCAGCGTGACTGATACCAATCGCTCTCAAGCAATCGGCGGCACTTTAGGCTGTCCTGCAATGACAGGGTTTGCGAATATGAGGCAAACAGGAACTGTACGCCATTCCCTGATGTTGGGCTTATCTCATTCTGTGCAAATACCCACCCCGGAAAGAGTGTGCCAACCAAGGTGGACTTGGAGAAGCGTGGCGGAATATTGATGATCAGGTTGCGGATATGGCCATCGGCACAAGCCTGAAGATGCTCACACACCGCTTGCATAGCAAATCCACCGCCAATAAACGGGGCCGAATCAATAACGTGCCACGCATCCTTGGCAAAATCATAGAGACTGCGGTGCTGACGGTCCTTGCTCAGTTCAAGTAGCCACGCCTTTGCTTCCTCCTCAGTGAGGTCGTAGGGCAACTTGGACTTCTTGGCTGGCCTATCAAGCATCTTCGTCATCTATTTCTTCGTAATCGGCATCCTGTATGTCTTCCGTTGGTGATGGTAACGCAAGAGCAGCCGTTAACATAGCCTCCAACTGTTCCCGCTCTTCATAGTCCAATGCCTCAATATTGAGCGTCTTGGTCTGGATTGGGCCACCATTCGGGCCAGACAGTTCCACGTTCTTCGTGTCGGTCCACAATCCCTTGCCGCGTCTGGTCAGGAAGAACTTGGCTGCATCCATGCGGTCTTTCAGTTCACCATTCCTCATGGTTTCAAAGACAACTGTGGTTGCGTCAGCCACTCCCGTAACCCAACCAACCTTCAGTTCATGGTTATAATGCTTGGCAAGCGTATTGGGAGCAATCCGCATTTTTATTGCGATTTCATCCTGTGAAAGCCCAGCAGCCACTAGCATTTCCACCATACTGCGTGTTGTTTCGGTAGGTTTATGTGGTGGTCTTCCTGCTGACTTCTTCTTGGCCATGTCTGCCTCAAAAAACAATTATGTAATGTTATAACATAACACTTTGGCAATTTTCATTGAATGCAAGTTATCTTCCCAACGATATTTGCGGTATTTGGATACCACAATCGCGGTATTTAGATACCTTTCGCGCTTATCTGATTTATATCAGCGTCTAGGTTAACATCCCCCTCTATTTTGCCCTCTTTTTTCAAAGCCAGCAGGTTCTTGGCATATTCGTTGATGTCCATGCCTAACTCTGCACATAAGTCTACCTGCTCCTGTGTTAGCCCTATCTTTACTGGCATACGGACATTGGCCATCACCATGCCCTCTGCTAGTTCCTTAGATAGTACATAGCCTCCTGTTTCTGCCACGGCTTCTGCCGCCACAGGTTCTGCTGATAACTTGGATAATGCTGGGGCTACAGGAGCCAAACCAAGCATGGCTAAGAATGATCTACGTTTAAGCATTTGTTCCCTCATTTGTCATAAATAATGGTTGGAGCCTTACCCCATGACCAATCCCATATGTACCAAGCGTAGTTATGTCTTGGGCTTCCCTCTGTTCCGGCTATCCACCTTGGGCGCTTGGTTAGTACGATCTTACAAGCGAAAGGCGGCTGGCCAAAGATTTTCTTGCGGCTGCTGGCACAATCAAACTCATTCCTGAGCAACATACACACCCGGCCACCAAAGTTACGGGTCAGCAACAGGGCATGCTCAATGAACTGGTCGGCTAGGTCTTCGGCAAATGGCGGATTGGTCACTATGTCCCGACCGTCATTCTCCCAAGTCAGGAGAAAGTCCTGCTTCTTGTAGACATCAATCCCAGTCCAGTCGTGGATGTCGCTCCCATATACGTCCACCCCATGATTGGACATGACATTGAGGATTGCTCCCTTGCCTACCGCTGGCTCCCAGACACGCTCAAATGATTCGTGCCGCAACAGGACTTCCGTTACCCAAGGCTCAGTTTCGTAATGATCCCAAGCCCGGCGCTCGTAGTCCGTGGCCATCATCAGGGCGTCAGTCATGCCGTTTAATCTCTTCAATTGCCGACAATACTGACAAAAACAACTTACAGGCGTAGAACAACGCACTGAACCAGAGCATCAGGGATAATGGCAGTTCAATTCCCCAGAAGTTATGCAAGGCCACGAAGAAACTCATTTTGCTTTCCTTGTTCTGTTAATTCTTCCCGTAAAATCTCAATTTCAGCCACTAAGTCAGCATTGAGGCTAAGAAGGTCATTGATTTCGCGTTTAAGTTTAATGATATGATCTATCGTTACTGGGTCGGCGTGTCGTTCATTTGGTGCGTATGGGCCAAGCCATCTTGTCTCTGACATTAATTTCTTGCTCCGATAGCCTGTCACTGGATTGCTTTGCGTACCCTAGCCAATACCGTAATGGCCTTACTGGACGTTCCTTGGACATACTCAACCAATTGATCATAGTTGGCGGCAAACTGATTTAGGTCTAGTGCCATTTGAGCAGGGTCAATGCTTGTAGGCTTACCCGCAGCCATTGCCTCCAGTTCGTCTATCCATTCCTGAAGCGTCTTACTCTTGGTTTCCATGTTGCTGTCCATATCTGGCGTTGTGTGCTTCTAGTTTTTCAGATGTTATCCGCATGATCCGATCTATTGCTCTCTGCGCGGCTCGTAGGGTCGTCCATTGCTCTGTTATTGGCAAATCATTAAACTCTGGCGGCACAGCAACAAATACATTGTCCTTCTCACGGACTATTGCAGCAACTACTGTACGCGCCGGAGGCTTTGCCATGTTAACTCGCTGATTCGGGCTTCCCATTCATAATGAGTTGTTTGGCCGCACCAGACAATATACTTGTTGGTGTCTTCCCACCCTTTTTACCTAGCAAACGATCTGCTTCCACCTTTAAGTAGGCTTGGACAATCTCACGGTAAATCTGCACATCCTGTTTGCCTGACTGACGCTCCCAATCAATCCAACCCGCTAAATTATCGTCAAGGCATTTGAACTGCTCTAACTTCTCTGCCACTTCCATTTTTATATTCTCACTTTGATGGATGATATTCTTCAAGATTTCTAATTTTAACTATGCCGTGATCCCACGCAATTTGAACGGCTTGCTTGCGTGTCTTGTAAGGGATGTGTTCAACGTCATCGTTTTCATCCCAAATTGCCAATGCTCTAAACCGAACACCGTTTTTAATACGAAATACACAAAATGCTTTTTTCATTTTACTCTCCTGTGATGGGTTGGGGGCCGAAGCCCCCTTTTATCAATTTCCGCAATTTGCTTTTTCGTGGCCTTCACAAATTATTTTGGCAAACTTGGTCAGTTTACCATTCTGTGAGCCGGGGCATGAGCAGCAAGCAAAAAGAAATCCACCAGAAAAAACAACACCACGGTGCGCTTTTCCGTTATTGCTGCGGAAAGTAACTTTTTTGTCTTCGTTGCTCATGTTCATCTCCATTGGTTGCCCGTAGGCCGTTGTTGATGATTTGTTTTTAATATGCTGTTTCTGCTGTGTCAACTGACTTTACATCATTCTTACAAAATCTTTGTTGTTGGCTCATATCATACTTCATGCGCCCTGTGTCCATTATAATAACACTGAGTGGCTTTTCTGTTCCTGTGACTACGGCGTGGCTCATAATAAGCCAAGTATGGACACGAGGGCTTTTGGCCCTCGCTTGTTGTTTACGGCGTCTGAGCCAGTCAATGATCACTCACCCTCCTTCAGTGTGGCACGAGTTGCGCTAATATTTTCTTTCATAAGAACCATTTTAATAGACCAAGATAATTTTTCGTTTACGACCACCTCGCAAATTTCAACAGACTTTTTCAACGCTTCCCTCAGCCGTTCGTTCTCTTTTTCTAACCGCTCTTCATTGGAAACAAATTTGCCCGTTGATGCGGGAGCAAAATGCCCACCGCCGCCACCACGATGTGGGTTATGCTCTTTGGCGTAAGGAGAATTACCGCTGCCAACAGAACTCACTGTTATAGCAATCGGGGGTTTTGTATTTACTGTTATTGCCATCATTGCCTCCTCATTGAACATTGATCTTAAATGTAAGGGATGGCTTTGGTGTAGAAACCTTACAATGAGCCAACCACCATGATTCGCCCATCTCTTCCTTAACCTTGTCAGTATCAATGCTCCAGCGGACTGAAGCCTCAGAGAATACTGCCTTAAAGATATTGCCACGGACTTCCTTGTCAGTAGCACGGCTACGGATAACCTTCTCAGCAGCGGCAAACTGTGCTTCCAGTTCTTTAATTTGAGCCTTGAGATAAGCGGCGGCATCAATCACTTGAGCGGTTTCCATTGCGTTGAAGTCGGTTGCGTTGCTCATGGTAGTCTCCGTTGGTTTGGCCGTAGCCCGTTGTTGATATAATCTGTTTAATCTGTTGCTTATGCTGTGTCAATAGCGGTGTAAGCCAAAAATGTTTTCTAAATTATAAAGCATCTTCATTTCTTCATTTGGTACTATTTGCCCATCATCATAGTCAGCATCCATACGGTCCTTAAAATAATCCACCAACTCAAGAAGGTAATATTCCAAGTCCTTCTTCTGGTCGTCAGTCAAACGGGTTAGTTTATAAATATCTTCGTCCTTCATTGTCATTGCTCCTCAGTTGGTGGCGTCTTGGATTGCTGACCAGACGTGGTTCTCAAACTGCTTGGTGTCGTTCTTCATCATCTCAATCAATTCGGCTTCTTCTTCACCGGAAAGGACGACATCAATGCCATTCTCGTCTGTGATGTAATTGATCATCACCCACTCAAATTCCCAATCTGTCTCGTCGTAATCCACATAGCCGTAAATCACATGGGCTTGGGCATCAATGAGGAGGTTTTTACCGTGAAAGTTGATCTGAGCGTAATCAATGTCCAGATCAAAGTCGGCTTCAATGTTGAGAGGATGCATTGTAATCTCCGTTGGTTTGGGCAGCGCCCCGTTGATGTCAATGTTGTATAACAGTGTTTATATGGTGTCAACACCCCATATCATCAGAACATAAATCAAACACAGACTTCATATCGCTCACATGATGTATCCTATTGTCGGATAACATTAATACCCGCCACATTTCCCACGTTGGCGACCACTGACACCAAGCAATTTTCTGCTCATTCCAGTAAACCGTGAACATACATTCGTTGTCGTATTGAACCCGTAATTCCCGAATCATTGTCTTCCCTTCCAATAATCTAACCAATCGGTTCCTGCCTTTGGCGGCAGTCTGACTTCCACTTTGATGCCACGGGTCATTACCATACGCCGTGCCAACTCATAAGCAGCCGCCTGACCCACATAATGCTCATCATTGTCTGAAAAAATGGTTAACTTCTTCACAGATTGTGGAGGATCAAACGATTTCATAAGTGGGGCGTTAATAGCCGCCCAAGTCGGTATGCCAGTGTCCAGATAAGCCGCCAGCGCCGTTTCAATGCCTTCTGCAATAGCAAGATGCTGAGACACACCGAATAACCTGATAGCCGATCCCGGTGGAATAGAACCCGCCATAATCATCTTATTAGGCGTCACATCAGCCTTCTGGCCATCCTCAGTCAGAAACGTCCTGTGAACCGAAACAAGTTCACCTGCTGCGTCACTGATCTTTGCCGCCATAACGGTGTAGGACTGGCCTTTATTGGCCGGATGCGTTGAATGTCCCGCCCTTAATGAAACAGACGGATTTGGCGCATTTAGACGGTTAAAAAGGTACTTATCCACAGGGCTTACACCAGAAATAACAATCGTATTGCGCCAAAACCGTGTTGAGTTTTTCCGGCAATCCTCATCATCCCGTGGCGTGGTAATCCTAACAGACTTTGCATTAGGCAATAATGGCTCAATAGCCTCCTTGGCCTGTGCAAGAGTAAACTTCTTAACCTTGGCAACAAGTGAAAACCCATCACCAGCGCCGCAGCCGGAGCATATCCAACCGCCTTTGCCATCCTTATCGTCAAACCGAAACCGATCCTTACCAGCGCAGATGGGGCAAGGTCCATGCTTGCCAGTGAGGTAACGCGAATCAATACCCAGATTTGGAAGCAGACTATGCCACTTCCCTTGTGCTTGTTGTTGAGCCGTTGCGAAGTTCATTTTTCTCTCTTTGTTTTGCTCTTGCGATGTTCAAATGCCGAATCCAAGACAGCGTAGCAGGGCTAGGCATCTGTGGTGAAGGCTTTGTTGCTGGTCCAACACCAAATCTTTGGCGGTAGGCATGATAAGCCCAACCTGATTTGTAGCCTTTGATTTCAGCGTGACCCAAAAGTTCCGCGTAAAACGCATTCTTTTTGAATAATGGCCAATCTTCCGTGATTTGCTTCTTGGTTGGCGTCAGTTCCCTGAGTTCACCTTCTTCCGTTTCAACCATAGATGTAGGTTCTGCCTTAAACCCACACGCAGGGCATTCCCGTGATCCCGGTGGCTTTAGGAATGTACATTTCGGGCATGGTTTTGGCAGTCTGATTTTCTTCTCAGCAATACCTTTTTTCTTGTCACCCGAATCAAGTTGCTCGTGGTGAATGTCCGTCACGAAACCCAATCGTAGGGTTGTGTCGCTATGATCTAAGATCAGGCAATATTCCTTACCGGGAGCAGTCCTCAAACCACGGCCAATGATCTGCGTGAACAGTATTTCTGATTTGGTGGGACGAGCCAGAATGATGCACCGCACATCCCAATCAATGCCCGTGGTTAGTACGCCTACGTTACAGATTACCTTTAAATCGCCGTCCGCGAATTGTTTGGCGATTTGTTCGCGCTCCTCAACTTCCGTGAAGGCATCCATGTAGCCGCAGTTTACACCCGCTTCCTGAAACTGCTGTTGCAACTTCTTGGCGTGGGCGCGATCCACTGCAAAGCATAGCGTTGGACGATCCTCACCCTTCTCAAGCCAAGTGCTTACGATGTCAGCCACCAGCGTACCCTGCTGCATGGCCTTAGATAAACCCTTAGTCTCGTAGTCACCTTTGACAACCTTAACGCCTGTTAGGTCTGGATGGGCTGGAGCAAATGTCCTAAACTTGGACAGATAACCTGCATCAATGAGTTTCTGGGTTGTCGTCCCGATGATCAGGTCATCATATAATTTGCCCATGCCCTTGGCCCAAGGCGTGGCTGACAGGCCAATGACTGGCACTTTCTGCTCTTCCAGTTGCTTGAACCACTTCTCAAGGAACTTGAACTGGACATGGCACTCGTCAATGATTACCAATGACGTGCTTGGTATGTTGCGCCGCATCAAAGTTTGAATGGATGCCACCTGAACTGAAGCCGTGTGGTCAGTCCGATCATGGTAGGCTTGCATGACGCCAATATCAAAGATGCCGTCATTCTCAAATGATTCTACCGTCTGGTTAACGAGCGAGATAGCGGGGACGCAAAACATTACCCCGTTACCTTTCTCACGAGCCATGTTGATAATGGCCCCTGCCGTGGCAGTCTTCCCTGCGCCTGTAGGCATCTGCAATACTGGCCTACGCTTGCCAGATCGTAAGGATGTCTTCAGGGCAGCAATCGCGTTTTTCTGGTAATCGCGTAACTCATGCGCTGACATGATGTTTCTGTTCCCACATTTGGATGTCGTGATTGATTGTCGTGTGGTCTTTCTTGAGCCAACGACCGATTTGGGATTGGGAATAGTTAAGTTCTTTGTGAGCCTTGTAGACTACTTCGCGCCTGATCCAGACAACTGGAGCCTTGCGGGTTGATGCAACCAAAATGTGAGGGTCAATGTTATGTTTTTTGGCTACTTCAACAAGGAATTGATAGAAATTATTCCTTGGGTAACCCTTTAATTCCCACACAGTTATTTCAATCACTGGCTCCTGAGGACGGACAACCTCAACTGGGATTTCTTCCTGTTTCTGCATTGGGATGAGGCCGGATGATTTGCCCAAACCGCCAAGGCGTTTCCGCACTGCAACATAGTGAGCCTTTAATTCTTCGTATGTCATTGGTTCGTTTGTCATTGTTTTTCCATTGGTATTAGCGTTACGACCATTGGCGCTGACCCATCTTTTGCCCACTCCGCAGCGAGCGCCACACACTGCGAATCATCTTCCACAACATGAAGTCCAACCAATAAATCACTGGTAGCCTTCAAAATATTATCCAAATCCCTGCGCCTGTTAGACCTGATAGCGCGAATATGAATTGCGTATTCCCCGTCAATGGTTTGGCGTGTCTGTTGCTTGACCATCCAACCTGCTTCCTCAAGCCAATCCTTGTAAACTTTGGATTTGTATAACTTCTTAGGGCCAACCTTCCAAAGTGCGTTAACGGATGGGGCTAAGGGCAATTCAAGTGTGATCATTGGACACCAAAAAAATCATCAGGGACAAGGCGACCGCCTGATGCTGCAATGATTTTTTGCGCTGCACCAATGAGGGGAGTTTGCTTGTATCGTTCTATGCGAGACAGGGATGCGACCGAAATTCCGGTGACAAACGAAATATCATCAAGGTTAATCCCGTAGGCCATCCGCCAGACTTTCATGGGGTGTCCCTCGCCTGTTCCCCGCCAATTGGGGTCACCGACAAACGGTTTGCCGTTGGGTTGGGTTGCAACCTGATTTTGGTGTTCTCCCATGTCCAGCACTCTCCCGAATCATCCTGAAATACGATCCACATCAGGTGGTGTTCAAACCCGTAATCCATCAAGAAATGCGCCATTGCCTTACCTTTTGGGGTCAAAACAGGTAGCGGGGGATCAAGTTGTTTTAGCATTTGACACTCACTTGCATTGAATGCAACTTACGCTCAATGCAAATTAACGTCAAGGAGCCTAAATGAAAACTGTTCAACAAATTAAAGTTACTATGCCAGCCATAGAAGCAGAAATAACTAACCTTCTGGCTAGCATCTATGATTCTAACCCTGAATTACGAGATGATGATGATTTCAAGAAAGACATTCTAGAAGGGTCTACTGATTTCCTAGATATAATAAATAAACTATTATTAGAACTTAGTATTACTAATGGTTTTCTAGATGGTATTAAGGATTCTATATCGCGGTTAGAAGGTCGGGAAGGCCGTTTATGGCTGCGAAAAGAGGCAATTCGCACCATACTTCAGCGGTTGCTGACTGTGGCTGAAATGCGGAAAGTGGAAGTTCCTAATGGGTCGGTTTCAATAAAAAATAAATCTCCATCCGTGGAAATCGTGGATGAGGGGTTGATCCCTGAAAAATTTATGCGTATCACGAAAGCACCAAGCAAGACGTTGATTGGCGATGCACTAAAGGCTGGCGAAGACGTTCCCGGCGCAAGAATGTCTAACGGCGGTGAAACAATAGCGATTAGGTAAAACGATGAAAAACATAATTAAAGCATTGAACGAAGTGATGAAATCCGTTGCTTACGTTCAAAAATCTTCCGAAAATAAGTTCCACGGTTACAAGTACGCAAGCGAATCTTCCCTCTTGGAAAGCCTTCGTCCTGCAATGATTGAGCATGGACTGATTTTAATCCCAAGCATTGGGAATGTTAGCCCAATTGATGCTCACGGTAACACGTTGATCACAGTGGAA